TGATACATCATATTTTCGGATCTAGCATAATTATCATTGAGATAATTTTGCGCCATTTCTAAGAGTTTAAAACGTAGTTCAAATGGATTACTAGACATAATTTCTCCTTATGTGTGTGTGTTTGTGTGTTTATTAAAAATGAGGATCTTCTGTTCCCAAGTGACCCTCCGTACTCGGCTACAATTATGCGGCTATCGCATAAGAGGCAGTTGTATAATCGTTATTATCTGCGTTTATGTTTACCATTAAAACAACATGGTATCAAAATAATGCGAAATCCAATGCCCAGATAATAAAACATACAATACCGAAAATGACAAATGACAATAAAATATCGTGACCATCCATATTGCCTTGGTGGAAATGGCCGAAATTGAATCGGCGTCTTAATTACTATCCAAATGTGTCAACAGTATCTTAATTATTTAGTTTATATAATTTTTTAGCTTCCCAAATTTTATCAATCCAATCATCACGTTTCTCGACAAATAATTGAGAAGATTCATTTTCGATTGCTATAATTATTACAACTTGTGATACAGGAATAGATGTTAATTCTTCATAAGCAACACCATAAAACGCACCTTGAGCAAAATAATTTTCACACCATTCTTTTTTCTTTGGTCTATTACTGGTTTTATAATCTATTACGGATAGTGTGCCATCAAATTCTGCAATCAAATCTGCTCTTCCTGCAAGTCCAAAATGATCTGAATATAATGCTAATTCAACTCCGTGAATGTTATCGACCCTTTCAAAGAACGGTTCAATCGTCTTGAATAGTTCAACAATGTGGGGCGTTTCTCCTTCAAGATGACCGTCTTCGTTTTGGATATAGGCTTCACAGACAGAATGTAAGCTTGTTCCTCTACGGGAAGCCTTACCAGAGACTTTGTTTGCTTCGGTTTCTCCAACGCGTTTTCTCCACTTCTGTATTGCAACTTTGGAGAGCTCACCAAGCACCGTTGTAATTGATGGATATAGTTCGCCGGATGGAGTGACATAGTTCCTCTTACCATTAATGTTTTCAGTTCTTATACCAAAAGATAATTCAGGTCTTGAGGCAAGATGAGTAAATGTTTTTCTCATAATGTATTTCCAGGTACAGTTCTTTTAATCTCCTGCATCTTTTCTCTATACCAACCAGGTTCTTTTTTAGAATGTTTAGTTTTTATATTATCATATCCAAAATATGGAGCAGTTAGTATTTGACGCACATCTCCATCATTACATTCCATACATCTACCTTCTGGCACTTTTCTTTCTGATATGGACAATTGTTCTTCAAATGTATTTCCACATTTATCACATTGATAATCATACGTTGGCATTTATCCACCATTCTGGCGGCTGTCTCATATTCTCGACAATCCCACCCCATTTAGCAAAGTCTGCTTTATTATTTAAATAATAACTCCTGTAAGATTCTATAGTATCTTGAACAGGGTTTCCTGTATTAATTTTATATTGATCTGGCATACATAAAGGCGGTGGAAATATTCCACCACTAGGAATATTTTCAGGAGTATGACTCAATTTATTATACAAAGTTTCCCACGATTGATGCATTTTTTCATATCTCCACCAATATTCTTTAGCAAGCCAGAACCACAAATCATGGGTATATCTATAATTACCTTCTGATTCTCTGACCCATTTACATGATGGATGATTTTTATGTGATATTTTATACATTGGTTCAATAAGATCACTTTGAGGATCAAGCACACGATGAGCCGTACTCATCATTTGTGCATATTCCAAAATCATTTTTATCACATGCTTATCACAATGCGCCTGAGCACACATCTTTGGATCTTCATCCAAAAAGAATATGTTCATACACTTCCTTTATTTTCTTCAATAGTAATACGATTGAAATAAGTTTCCTTACCCCCGTCATACTTGCTTATCTGATGCCTAGCTGGTGTAGCAGTCATTAGAAAACAATCATTTTTCTTTAATCCTTTTTTATAATCTACAACATTATCATTAGCAGTGTTCTTACACTCTTTCATTTTATAGTTGTAAAATAATCCACGATTACCTTTTTTATCAACCACTTTATGAATGGTGTAATCTTCCTTAGAAAATGTCTCTATTAACTTAACAAAAAACTTTCCACGTTTACCTTCATTCCCAATCCAACCAAGATGACTTACATCAGGACTCTCAGGTGCGTTTTCTTTCTTTATATAATTATTCACTAAAACAGCAAGAAAACCAAATTTGTAATTCATTATCTTTTTAGTCAAATACCACTTATCATCTACACGCATTCCTATTGCACTTAAACAACTATTCATGAAATCATCATTAGACCTTGCATCATTTAATTGTTTCTCAACATCACTATATACGAAATTCATTTGAGATGTTTCTATCACATCATCATCACCTAAATTCAACATTTCTTGTTCGCACATTATAGATGTGCAGTTCTGGCCAAATTTCTGTTTGGACTTATAACCATCTCTTTTAATGAGTTGATAAAGTTGAGATACTACAGTATAAGAATTATATTCAAGTTTCTTCATATTAATTAATCAGACAAGGTTTCAACCAATTCTGCAATTTTCTTTGATTCTTCTTTTGCGAAACTATACCCTGCGATATATCCTTTATTGTATTCTTCTTTAGTAAGTTCAACCAACTCTTCACGAATTGATTCCCAATTTTCCCCACCATTCCACCAACTGGCCAGTAGGGAAGTCACTTTTTCTTCATAACTTTTCATCATATCTCCTTTTAGAAGGGTTATCTCTTAACTCCACAAGTATATTATACCACTATCCCCTCTGAAAGTCAAGTGTTTATCAGAAATTAAAACCTACTCTACCTCTACTCTTATTGTAAAAAATATGTGTATCTATAGACACAGTTTTTTGTTTCTTATTCGCCCAACGTGGCGGATTTATATAATTTGCATGATAGTGGGTTGCCCCATCTGTTATATCAATGAAATCAAATTCCGCTGTATGTTTCATAAAGTATTTAGCTACACGTTTAGATTCTTTCCATGCTGGACTTTCATTTGGATTATCATGCTTTCCATCACAATACCAACTAAACTGGCACCTATCTCTTTTTGGAAAACCATTCGCATAAGTGGGCCCTTCATATACTACTCCACATATAGTTGATGGAAAGTTTTTAGAATTAACTCTATTTAAAGTTACTTGTGCAACTGCAAGTTTTCCTGCGGTGCTTTCAACTGCAGCTTCAAAATAAATATTCTTTGCTAAGCATTCTAATTCTCTAGGATCTAAGATAGGATCTCCACTCCTAAACTCTTGATTATAATACATAGACTCTACACGATCTGTAGTTATTGCTTGTGGGGTCCATATTGTATGAGTATTGCCTGAGTTCAATATACCATTACTCATTAAAAATAGTGACAATACTAGACTGTAAATGAATTTCTTCATATTCCTCTAGATTTTGGGTTACTAATATCTTACAAAAATTTACTTACGATTTCGCCTTGGGCATTTAATGTAAGTATCAGCACTCCCCATTCTAGAACTTTTAATAAAATCATTAATATTAAAATCAGATTCCCACGTATCAGTTCCAAGGGGTCCACTAAATTTCTTCTTAGATTTATCATATTTTAAAGTTATTACAAAATTTAATGGATCTGTTAGACGCGCCGTTACTGCAAGAGGTATATCTTCTGATTGGCTATAATCCATTTGCCTTAATTCTGCGTGCTTCTCGGATTCTTTACCTTCAGAATCTATACGTTTAAACTTAACGATTCTATTTTCAAATTTATTTACATTTAACATTTATGGTAATATTTCTGGAAATGTTGTTTTTACTAATTTATATGTTAAACCTCTAAAGTTTAACTTCTTATCTTTAATTTGTAACAAAACTTCTGCCTCTTTTTCATGTAAACTTTCTAGCATTTGGATAAACAATTGTTCCCGTCTTAAAGGTGTAAGTTTATCATGGCCACCCTCAATGAACAAATATAATTTTCTAATATTGGGATATAGATAGGTAGGATTGTATTCATTAGAATCACCTATCGTTTTAAACGGGGGCCGACCTACAGGAAGAGCAAACTTGATATCTGGATGAAAGGCATATTTTAACAACTCCTTTAAAAGTTTCGATTCGTTGTCTAATAAGATTTGTTTCCTAATCTCAAAAGACTTGGCTTGCGCAATTTCCTCAAATATATGAGGTATACTTCTTACCATAATTAAAACTCTGATATATTTTCAGTTAAATTCTTTAACTTATGATTCACAAAAAATGTAAGTAGTCGCTTACGATCACCAGTTTGAACCGTATTAAACTGGTTAATTATATTTATACGAATTGTATCTGGACATTTTCTGAGATCAACCAATTGTAAATTTCTATTGTAGTTTCTTAACATTTCATCTGAACAATATAATTCAGGATCTAACTCATACCAAGCATCTACTTTCTTCTTAGTAATGGGTTTTTGTCGCCTACCTTCATCTATAAATACATTATCATCCGACATGATATTAGGAATACCATCTCCAACATCTCCACGAATTATCTTTTCATGAAGATTAATTTTTGCTTCACCCTCTACATACTTCTTTTGCATAGGTGAAAACTGTCTAACATTAAATTTATGTAACTGTACAAAATCTCTATCACTTGAGAGAATTAAAGTACGCTCATCTAATATACTAACTAATGATGCAATAATATCATCTGCCTCGGCATTTTCTTCTTGAAGAACTTTATATGGAAACCAATGACGTAATTCTTCTTTTAATTTATTTAAGCAATCATATAGATTCTGCCAATCAATTCCAGCAGATGCTCTAGATTTTTTCCTAGATGCTTTATAATTAGGAAAAATTTGTTTTCTCCAAGAGTGTCGATCATCACAACAAAGAACCATTTCACCATATTCATTATAAAAATTCGTTCTATAAATTCTTAATGTATTTAATACTGCAGGTCTAAGAACATCCATATCCACATCTGTATGTTTAGATGCAGACATATATGCACCAATAACTATCTGAGAAAAATCAACCAGTATCGCCATCTAAAACCTCACTTTTATTTTTATCTGAAGCATCGCCAAAATCTACAATAGTAGGTGGAGCATCAGGAGAAATTGCATGAAGGAATTGTTGCCATTGCCCTCCACGTAAATCCCAATTATAAAACATATCAAAATAATTTTCTTGAATTTTTAATAGATTCTGAACATCTTCATCCCAAAAATGTTCAATAGATCTTGATAAAATATGACCATGTACTTGTGCGTGTCTAGTTGGATCTTCTTCATATCCATATATCCAGGGAAAGTTTGCTCCTGTTTCAGGTAATGCTCCAAGATTAGGAACTACACCCAAACATCCAGCACTCATTGCTTCCATTAATGTAATACAACTTGTTTCCTCATAGATACTTGGATATGCCATTATATGTTGTGACTTTAACATTTCCCTTATTTTATCATTTGTAACTGTACCATGATAATATACACCATCCATCTCTTGGGCACGTTTGTATATATGTCTGAATTGTTCATCCATATGAGGTCTATCATAAAGTTTAAAACTTGAATAGATATTCAATTCTGCATTGTTTCCTGCTTTAAGTGTCTCCCTCATAAACTGCCAAGCATTCAAAAGAACTTCCAACCCTCTATGTGGTGTAGAAAAATAACATACATTAATCTTACCATCATTAGGTTTTTCATGATGTGGAATAGGATTAATAGCATTTTGAATTACAATTCCCCTTGAATATGGAAATCCTAAATGAGTACGAAATTGATATTGTTGCCAATGACTAACAAATACTACTTTTTCAAATCTTTCCCAACTCGCCTGATCTTTTAAATGTTGAACTTCAGGGTCCATTGCAAGATCATGTACCCAAAGAATTCTAGGTTTATCTTCTAAGTGTCTGACTCTAGTAGAAATAAATTGATACTTATCCTTTAATCCTGGTTCTCTTTTTTCTAATTCATCAAATAACCAATCTCTCATTAATTCTGTTCCACCCTTCGCCTTTTCTGATACGGCCTCTTTTACGGGAGCAACAGATTCATCAAAGTCGATTTCAAATTTTACATCATCATCAAAATTTTCTATGGATAATTTGTCTTGAGAAGATTCTTTTGGGGTAGGTCTTGTGCTGTCTTCAATCTGTATTGCTTTAACCATTATATCTCCATGATGTTTCGTTATTAATTTCAACTACTATATATAGTAAAACCACAGGAGAGCTTGGTATCGCTTTACGTAATGAGAGAATGGCTCTAATGTACCTAGCTAAAATTCTAGGCGGAGAGTCGAGCCTTACGTTTACCCCTGTGGTTTTTTATTTATATCTTTATTATATCACATTATTACATTTTGTCAACCCCTACATATCACCAGTAAATCTTTTATCTGTTATTGCTCCACCTTTTGGAACATATGAATTATCATCTCTAAGATGAGCAAAATCCTTCTCATCCATTTCATTAGTCCAAACCATATTAATGTCTGGATAAAATATACCTACACTTCTTTTAGGTGTACCATCAGAATGATATGCCATTGCAATACATTTCCATTGAGTCTTTTCATTTTCTTGTG